GTACAGGACTAGGAAGGTACATGATTACCACCGCCACAGGTGCCACCAAGAAACAATCCATAGACCCCTCCAAAGTCGATGTACTCGCCGCCTATGTGCAAAAGGTAAAAACCTGGTACATCATCCCCATACTCGCCATAGACTCCGCTTTACGCATCTCCCTATACCCACATAACCCCAAGTCCAAAGCCAAGCATGAACGCTTCCTGGAGGATTGGGACTACTTCAAACGATAAAGGGCTACGCCAGCGGGGACAACGCCTGAGCGGTGGGGACAACGCCTGAGCGGTGGGGACCTTATGGCGAAAAATTTTGCGGGGGGTGTGATGATAATATAGAAAAACGCGCGCGACGCGCCGGACCCCCTCCCCCCCTATCCGCTAGAAATGGGGCGATTGCGGCGTTTTTTCCTTAGCAGTTGTTTTTTAATATACTGCTAAAGCCCTAGAAATGGGGGCTTCCGTCTCTTCGCAAGTAGATTTACACGATAGGAACCGCTAAAACGCAAGGATTTGCGATTGTGGGAACAAGCGAAAAACCTTCGATGGCCTAAACATATCAAGATATCATGATGCGTTGATGCGTACTTAATTTTTTGGGGTCCAGGTAGAAATGAATCTGCTGTTGTTTCAATTACAGGCTACGGCTCCGGGGTAGTCTCTGTTATTACGGGCTACGGCTCTACAATATCAATTGGCTTATCAATGGCAATAACCCTATGGCCGAACCGCAAAATGCCAAAGGTCATTAGGCCCAATTCAGCTTAGCCTCTTTTGCTTGCTATGGTACTCCGTTGTGCTAGCATCCTGGTACATTCATTTGATTGTTCAGCATCTTTACCTTGGTATTAGTTTCCTGCCTAAGCTCCCGTTTCCGATTAGCCAAATTCTTTTGCATTTTTGTGGCAGACAATGGTACATTTATTTGATTGATTTCAAGACCGTATTTTTTCCTGAAATTAAACCAAAAAACGGCCTAGTAATTTTTGATTATTTTTTACCTCTCTCGCGTGTGCGCACACGAGGCGAAAATTTTCCTGGGTCGGTTGCCTCGCGTGTGCGCACACGAGAGGGTATGTGAATTGAACAAATTTTTCGAAACAAAGAAGCATGGAAGCGATTAAAGCGTATTTTTTCCGCCGGCCACTAGGTACTTGACTGAAAATCGAGGCAGATTCGTTTCCTTCCCTGCATTCTTTCCATAGGTTGCCCGCCTGCGGTCCCTACAAGATGCCGAACTTTTTTTTGGGGCTTAAAATTTTTTTTAAAAAAGTATTGACACATTGCATATAATGTAGTTTTATGTAGTCATCCACGACGGTTCAAACCGTCAAAACTAAAACAAAGTACACATAATTATGAATAACAACGATCAATACACAAACTCACAAATCCTTGAATTTATCGCTGAAATGTTTGAGGAAAATGGAGACCATGGTAACGCTTTACTGTTAAGGGACCGCGCCAAAATCGAGTCGATTACAGAAGAATCTAGCGTCAATTAATCATCAAAGCTATCCACACCATGAAAATATTGACAAGCGGTAATGCTAAAATTGTAAAGGGCGAGAAGTTTGGATACATGACGCAAGGAATCCATTTCGCGCCAAGTAATCTGAGCGGATATAATGTTTGCGCTTGGGCTTCCCAGGGATGCGCGATGGCATGTTTAAACACAAGCGGACGCGGAAAAATGAAAAGTATTCAAGATTCGCGGATTAATAAGACGCGATTATTCTTTGAGAACAAGCAAGGGTTTCTTTGCAATCTAGTAAAGGAGATTGAAAGCGCTTGCAAGCGAGCGGAAAAGAAGGGATTGCGTCCATGCTTTCGTTTGAATCTTACAAGCGATTTACCTTGGGAGAATATCCGTTGCAACGATGGTGAAAACATCTTTGAGAAGTTTCCTCAAGTTCAATTCTATGATTACACAAAAGGTTTTAAACGCATGGAAAAGTATTTGAATGGGGGAATGCCAAGAAACTATCATTTAACCTTCTCGCGGAGCGAATCCAATGATAAGCAAGCGCGTCTTGTTCTAGCAATGGGTGGAAATGTCGCGGTAGTTTTTCGCAATGAGCTACCCAAGCAATGGGAAAAGAGAAAAGTAATCGATGGAGATGAATCCGATTTGCGCTTCAATGACCCTCAAGGATGCGTTGTCGGACTAGTCGAAAAGGGAGACGCTAAGAAAGACGCAAGCGGATTTGTCGTATCTTTATAAAATACAAACGACTATGAACTACGACATTTTACTACTAATTTTACCTTGGGCCTTCCCGCTTTGGATGATGTTTACGGACCTTTTCGAGAAAGGGGAGGACCAATGAAGCACGCAAGCGACATTTTCCCGCAAGCATTGGCGGAGCTAATCGCGATTGGCGAGAAAGCACGCAAGGAGAGAGAAAAGCGCAAGTCGGATGATCGTGAAACGATCCGCGTTAAGCGTAAACGCGCAAGGCAAATGACTTTACCATTAACTAAATAACAAAAGGAGAAAATTATGATTACTATACAAAAAGAAATTAACAATATGACAGCCCTACTCGATGAGCAAGATGAGCTTATTGAACAGATTAAGACGGTCGCTATTATCAAACCGATGACAACAGAGCAGGCCGTCAAGCAGGCTGTAGAGACTCAAGGCTATGTTTTCGATGATGAGACTAGCTATATAAATACAGGCGGAGTCAGGCGTATGTTCTTTATACATCCCACTGAAATGAAAGAGATTAGAATATCGGTCGAGGAGTCAATGATTTAGTTCAACCTAAATAACAAAAGAGAAAGATAGAGATATGAACGATACAAAAGAGAAACACGCCACATTCACGCCAGGACCTTGGCACGCACATGGCACAAAAGTATCCACATGGGAGACGCAAGAGCAAATTGAGTTTCATGGCGATGAAGTTATTGCAGAAACAGGATTTAAGGCCAACGCGCGATTGATCGCGGCGGCTCCGGAGCTATTGGAGCAATGCAAGCTATTCGAGAAATGTCTTACCTACTTAATCAATAGCGGGGATAGTGGCGCAGACTTGGAACGCGACAAGCTCCGCGAGATCCTCGCCAAGGTAGAGGGGGGTGAAGGATGAGGTTGTATATAGTTTCAAAAACATTTGAGAAGTACACCCAAGAAGGCGAGGAGATAGAGGATGGCTTTGTTTTCGAGGGGGAGAAATGCACTTTGCGTGAAGCGCTTGATCATGTTGATTCACTTGGCTCAATAGATTTTCACGATTGCGAAAACTTCTATCCTTGTGACATGGACCAAAACTACAGGACGGGAGAATGGGAAAGAAACGCGGTGCATGTAAAGTGCATCAGTAAACCAGCACAACGCGCTTTTGATAAATGTATAAACAAGGAGATACGATAATGAGCGAAGAGAAATACAACGAAGCCGCCCTGGAGTTAGTCGATTGGGTGGAGAGAAACGCGGAACTAGAAGCCGCCCTTGGCGTGCTATTCATGGACATGTGCCTAGACTTTTGGTTCAAATGTGCCGGACCCGAATCCGCGATGGAAGCCATAGACAAATTAATGCGGGCAAAGATTGCTGAACACTACAAGGAGCAGAAAAGCCATGAGCAAAACTGACAACGATATGAGCGAAGAGAAACGCGCCCTTGATTTAGTCATCCGCATAGCGATGAAGCATGACCGCGAGAAACTTATGAAGGATGGATATTCCAGCGAGGAAATCGACAAAGCGGAAAAGCGACATTTGGAAACTGAAAAGTTTAAGTACGAATATCTGAGAGAACTTAACGGAATTTATCACAATGGCGAAACAAACTGACAACGACATGATCCCGCGTCTCGCGCTTGGGCTGGCCATCTTCGTGGCCATGCGTTTCGCGCCCAGGGTGATTGAGTGGTGGAATAAGAGAAAGGGGAGAACTTAACCCTTCAACCCCGTACCCCCATTAAAAAGCGTTTTAGTCGCAAACATGAGTCTTTACCCTCGTGAGCGATTAAAGCGTATTTTTAGCGTACTCTATGGACGCTTAAAGTACTATTCTGTAATCTTTTGTAGTCAGTAAACATCCAAATCATCATTCAACCTTGGTTCTTGGTAGGGAGAAAAGCGGCCCAGGGATTTCTCAAACATTAGATAGGTTACCAATTCATTTTGCCCGCCTCGGTTCTTTGCGACATGAAAGCGAATCTTTTCCTTGAGGAGGTTATCATCATCCTCGGAACTAAGGAGAAAGGCGGAGTCGCAATCCTGTTCGATGGACCCGCTCTCACGGAGATCGGAAAGCATGGGTTTGCGGTTTTGTGTTTCCAACGCCCGGTTTAATTGAGAAAGGGCGAGGATGGGGATCTCAAGCTCAAGGCTCATCTGTTTAAGGTTGCGAGATATGTGGCTCACCTCTTGAACGCGGGAGTCATGCCCTGGGGCGGAGAGAAGCTGAAGGTAGTCAATGACTGCGAGGCCAATCTCTCCCTTTGCCCGCTCTTGAAGGAGAAAGGCGCGGAAGGAGTCAAGGGTAGCCTCCGCATCATCCTTGAAGGTGATGGGCCATTGCTTCATGCGGTTCTTTGCGTCTTCAAGTTTACCGCGATGGGTGGGGAGAAGGTCCCCCTTTTGGCGCGGGCGAGAAACCCCGCTTTCGCGGGAGAGCAATCGCCCCGCACATTCGCTGGCACTCATCTCGAGGGAGGCGTAGGCTACACGGTATCCACGCTTGGCGATTTCATGGGAGAAATGTATCGCCAGGGCGGACTTTCCGATTCCGGGCCTAGCGGCTAAGATGTAAAGCTTACCAGGTTGGAAGCCTCCGCTTAGGGCGTAATCTACTTTTGAGAAAGATGTGCTTATCGCGGGGGAGTCACCTGCATCAATGGCTAAGAACTCGGAATATGCCTCATTCGCGGCCTGCCCAATCTTCACCTGACCGGTTCCCTTGGTTAATGCCTTTGCCACCTTGGCGTTAAAGGTGGAAGCGATTTCCTCCGCCGTCTTTCCTTGGTTGAGTAAATCAAGGCTATGATGGATGGCGGATTCTGCGGTCCTGCGGTTGCGGGTATTCTCCACCTGCTCAATGTAGCGGTCCACCCGTCCACCGCCATGAAGGTCAATGAGGTCCATCGCTTCCAGCTTATATTCGGGTAACTCAATCGCCACATCCACCTCATTGAGATGTTCAGAGGAAGATGCGATGAGGGAGAATATTTGCTGATAGGCAGGGTTGGTGAAGTCATCAGCGGTTAGGCGCTCGACGGCGATGGCCGAAGATCGGCCTGTATCGTCCGCGAGGCAGGCGGCTAAGACTGCTTGTTCAGAAACGAGATAATCCATTAGAGGACAATCTCCTTGGGTTGTTTCTGCTTTTTGGGTAATCGCTCTTTTATCCAACCGCGACAAGCGTTACGAAAGGTAGCGTTCCAATCCGCCTGGGTGTGTCCCTTCCCTTTCGCCCAATCCATGAAATAGCTAAGAGCTAAATCGTAATCGAGACCTTCGCTTTCAGCGATGCTACGAGGTGGAGAAAAGTCCTCGGATATACGAGTGCCTTTTTTCTTCTTTGATGTGCCACGATTAGTGGAAACTGCACTATATATATTTAAATTACATTCCGGAGGAATGACGCGCACGCGCGAGGGATGCCACAGATACTCCACCAGGAGTGGAGTTATAGTGGAAACGGGGGTTGCTCCAAAAGTATCACAATACTGCTTCAATGCATCACTTATCCATTTGGGAAACTTGAGCCTTACCTCCACTTTTTCTTGGGAATTTTCGCTCATGATTGACCTCCCATCATGGTGGTAAATACCGATAAGAGTAACCACATAAAAGTGACGGTTGCGACAAAAAACAACATAGCAAAAAGGATGTATTCTATATAGGTTTTCATTGCTTTTCCTCCCATGATTTTTCGTTTAAGAGAGCAACCAAATCGCTTAATCGACAAGTGAACATACTCTCAGAATGGTTCTTCTTGTGGATGACGCAGGGAGGTTTATCCCCAGCGTCCCGAATGCTTTGCGTCATGGCACTATAGAGGTTTAATGCCTGCACATTCTTTGCTTCGATATGAAACGGAAAACTGCTCACCACATCGGGAGATTCTGAACCCCCGGAGAATTGCTGTCCTCTCCGAGAGCCAGGGAATCCGTTTTCCGATAGGTAGCGGGCAAGTTCTCGCTCGTACCTGG